ACTTGTTAATGTCGGCGTAAACACACTCGTCCCCGTCGTCGGAGTTTTCATCGGGCCGCGACGGATGGCGATGTAGATGTAGGTGGAGCCATTTGTGTTTACGTCAGCATCAGTATCAACAACTCTAAATCCTGTAGATGTAGGCTGTATATACATCACACCAATGTCGGCGTTAGTTGTATTTGGCTGAAGAATTTGTTGCCCAGATGAGGCTACGGGAAATCCTCGCATATTGTCGGTAATAGTCCAACGTGTACCGCCACTCGTTGCCTGCTTAATGAGAACCCACTGCGGCTCATAGCCAAGCGTGATCGTCGGGCCTGTTGTGCTTCCATTGCCCGTATAAGACCCACACGAAATCACATTGTCCGTACCCGTCAGGCCAAAGCCTCCTGCGTCGTGGGCGAAGAGGTAGGCGACGTAGGTGGAGCCGGAAGCATTCGAGGCCACTGACGCGCTTAGCGTCAGCGCGGAACTGCTGGGAGCGGCAGTAAATGGCTGCGATGCTGTATCTGCTGCACTAGTCAAATTCAGACGCAGATATTCTCTAGAACTCGGGTATGTGCCACCGAGACTTCTGTGCCAAACAACCCAATCTCCAGTTGTACTTGTCCGTTTGATGATTACGCATCCGGGCACAGACCCCAGACTATGGGCAAGCGTTCTTCCCGAGGTCCCATCCCCCGTATACGTCACCACATCAAAGAACTTCGGCTGCTTGCGGAATGTCCATGAGACAAATTGATTGAGGTTGGTAACGCTCTGACTTACATAACCACTGTCTGATGTTGTATATCCGTTACTATTAAATACCGGAACACTCCAACCAGCGCTCGTGTAAGTGAATGCTGCGGCAGTAGAGTTAGTTCTTAAAATGTTGTTTGGGCCAGTCGCACTATCTGACAGAACGTGATAAAGCGACGAGTCTTGCCTGCTCTTCGTCCAAACCAACCCACCCTTCGTAGACAGATCAATCCCGTTGGTGATGGTCTGCGTGGATGAGTTGCCGGTGTAGAGCCACGTTGAGAACACGTCCTCGATGTACGGAAAAGAAGGCGTTACTGATCCTGATGCCGCGCTGTAGGCGCTCGGTCCAAAACTGTTCAGCGCCCATACCGTAAAGGTGTAGTTCGTTCCGTTGGTCAAGCCTGTGACCGTGACGGGCGAAGTCACACTGGAGGCAGTGATCTGCCCCGGGTTGGATACGGCGTAGTAGTTCGTGATGGCCGACCCGCCAACATTGGACGGGGCGGTGAAGGTCACCGACGCCTGAGTATCCCCCGCAGAAGCCGTCCCAACGGTCGGCGCATTGGGGTTCTTCAGCGGATCATAGAACGACGATACAAAACCGGCAGGAGGACGAAGCGGCATGGTGCCCTCCTATCAGGCGTTGATCTCTTCCCAACTGGCGGTCACCACAAGATCATTGGCCACGCCTGCGATTGCACCAATTGATTGGTTCTCAAGCAGGTAGAACGAAGTGGTCTTGTCGGTCACGATCAGCGTGGCATCCGCAGGGACGGAGATGGTAGAGGCGATGGCAAAGGCCGTGCCGCTTCCCGCCGTGGCGTTGCTGTAGATGTTGATCGTGATGTCTACTGCGTTGGTGCCGTCCACGTTGGCTACAACGATGTTGTTGATCTTGTAAACCTTATTGGAAGACGCAGCATTACTTGCGATGCTAAACACACTTGTGGAAGACAGCAGCGTCTGCGACGAGTTACCAAGAATTGTCGTGACGTTAGCGATGTTTGGGTTTGCCATGTTTGCTCCTTACAGGCCGAAGATCATTGCGAATGCGATGCTCTGGCCCTTGGAAACGCCAGAAGCGGGAAGGGCTTGGAAGGTCGGAAGCGCCCCCGCACCGTTGGATGTCAGCACCTGACCAGAAGTACCTGGACCCGCTGACGCTTGGAAGTTGCCCGTTGCAGTGGTTCCTGAAAACACCACGCTGTACGCAGTAGTAGTCGTCAAGCCCGTGCCGCCCTGATCCACTGGGACGGTCCCGGTGGAAACCAAGTTCTTGCTGCCGTTCGTGAAGACTGGCTTACTGGCCGTCAGCGACGAATCAATGATGTCATTGGCAGTCAGCGTCGTACCGTCAAAGGTCAGGTTTGCCGATCCCGCCAAAGCCCCGCTGCTGTTGAACTGGACTTGGGTGTTTGAGCCACCGGCTGACGCACCGACCTGAACGAAGTCGCTGCCGTTCCAAGCGACCAGGGCACGCTGCCCGGAGGGGATGGTCACGCCCGTCGTCGGGCCTGCACCCACAATCTTGACGGACTGCGAAGTTGAAGTGCCGTTGATGACGATGTAAGGCTTACTGGCCGCAGGTGCAGTGATCGTCAGAAGACCTGCCGGATTGCCCGTGCAGTTGACGATCATGTACTGAGACGAACCAGTCGATCCCGCCCCCGCCTGAGACAGTGACGATGCCGTGGTTTTGCTCAGGGTGACCGCAGTCTGGCTTCCGCTGATGGTCTGAGTACCGGCCACAGACGCATCAAGATACTGGGTGATGTAGTCGTTGACCGTGTCGCCCCAGGTACCAGACAGTTCACCTGTGACCGGCAGGGCCAGACCCAAAAGGGAGGTGTATGAGGTGGGCATCTAAGGCTCCTACGTCGTCGGAATGGTCGTCCAACCGGACGATTGCACGTTGTTGATATTCTGCCAATTGGCAGTCTGAATGTCATCCACAGGTTCCCAGAACCTGCGACCCGTAATTGAGTCTGTTGCCGTTGCAGTTTCTTGAATAGCAGCAAAGAACCGTGCTTCGGCAGAAACTGCATCTGCACCCGTCGCGGTTTCAGTAACCGCGCTTTGGATTTCGTGGTTGGTGCTGACCTGATCCGTGCCGGTAGCAGTCTCAGCCACCGCACCTTGGATTTCTTGGCTTGCGCTAACGCTATCCGCACCAGAAGCCGTCTCGGCTACATCGCTGTAGAAAGCAAATGCTGCCTCTGTTGCGTCTGCCCCGGACGCCGTCTCGCTGACATCTGCGTTGGGGTTAAACAGGGCGAGAACCTGATCCAGACCGGAGGCAGTTTCTGAAACCTCTCGGTTGTACTCGGCCTGAGCCGCTACGCTGTCTGCGCCAGAAGCGGTTTCTTCAACGGATCGGGCGTATTCTGCACCGGCATCAACTTGATCTGCGCCAGTGGCTGTCTCACTGACAGCCCCGTAAATCTCGACTACCCCGGCAATTGCATCAGTGCCGGTGGCTGTCTCTGCTACAGCGGGCTGAATTGAAGCCGAGGCGGAAACGGAGTCAGCACCTGTCGCTGTCTCAGCGACATCGCGGTCATATACCGATTCACCCCAACCGGCCTGACCCCAGGTGCCTGAACCCCATCCGCCTTCGGCCACGGATCATCCTTTAGGCGGACAGGCTGAAGGTGTACGTCACGTTCAGAATGTCGCCAGAAACCACCGAGCGGTCGCCGGGGGCAGAGAAGTCAGCCGCCGAGAACAGCGTGCCGGTCGATCCACCCTTGGTGTTGTTGGAGGTCAGGAATGCTCCGCCCACCGTTGTCGTGCCGTTGATGGTGAACACGGCCTTGCTTGCGGTGTTGGTTACCACAGAAGGATTGGCGTTCGTCGCAGCAGCAAGCGTGGCAGTCGGACGGTTGGCTTCGCTGTAGTCAGTCACTTCCGTCCAGCCGATGTGCGAAGACATAGTGTCTCCGGCAGCGGGGCTGTTGGTAGAACCCGAACCATACAGACCCAGATACCAAGTGGTGATCTGAGAAGTTGAGGTCAGGGCAGAGCCTGCCATGTACTGAAGACCGACGTTGACCACAAGGTTGGGAGTCTCAGCAACCCACTTGAGGTTGCCGTCCTTGTCGTAGCACTCAACGGTGTACTTGCCCGTTGCCTTCGCGCCTTCGGACGATCCGGTGTTTGCAATCAGCCCACCGCCAACGATGTCAGTGGCCTTGGCCTTTTCGATGCTCATTTGATGCTCCTTAATTGGAAGACCGGATCAGCGCACTGTTGGCGTCGTTGACCGGCATGACGATGGTGAAGGTGGTGGTCGAGGTCTTGTCTGACCCAAAGTCCAACACGGCGATGGAACGGTTGGCTTTACTGGAGTTGTAGATCAGAGCACACCGTGCGGTAAATGCACCGGGGTTCCACTCCACATTGTCGAAGTCCACAAAGGCCGTGTACCCAGAACTGCTGATGGTCGTGCCGGTCAACGTCTTGCCACCTGCCACATACCCAGTCCCCGTAATCTCTGCGGTCGTGGTGTAAGCCGTAGTGTCTTCGTTCAGGTCGGCGTTGCCGTTGTACAAAGCAATCTTCAGGACATCCGTCGTGAGATCGTGGATGGCCTGGTACAACTCCTTCTTGAAGGAGGTGGTCTGCGTTTGAACGATTGTCATCAGCCGACCTTCACCCTAACCTGCCCGTTGCGGTAGGCGTCTTGACGGTTCTTGCCATCGCCCAGTTGCTTCAACAGGATCAGAGACTGAGCAAACTGCTGCTCGTACATGGCAACAACGTCCTGCTCTTCCTTCATGTACCGGGCCGCTTCGACCATCACGCCATTAAATAGCACAGAGTCAAAGTTGTCGCCAAGCCACGAAGTACCGCTAGGATTAAGCACCGAATCTGCAATGGAAACTGGGTAGTAGTAATAGTGCAACTCCACCGACAGGCTTGCGCTTGGCGTCGGACCAAGAATAAAGGTCAGTTCATTCTCGTTGTCTGAGCGCGGACCAAAGATGGCGTAGTACCTGGGCGTTCCCGTACTGGTCGGGGTCGGGTATGCCTGACGGATGAAGTTCACATCCTTGTCGAGCAGATACTCATAAGACCCATCGGCCAAGATAACCGCCATCGAAAAGACGGACAGAAAATCTGACGGAGCCTGGAGATACTTGTTGCCCGAGGTCATCGAGCCGGTGACGTTCTTACGAAGTGACGGCAGTTGGACGGTGTTGTAGATTTTTTGTTCTGCCAACTCCGTCATAGTGGCGAAGTCCGTCGCGGAGAATGAATTCTCCGTGTAGTCCTCAACCGCTGTTTTCAACTGCGCGTAGTTCACGCCATCGGTCCCCTGGCCATCGTGCCTTTGGTGGCGCAACCAGTGCCGCGAATCTTGATGCCCGAGGTCTTGGGCTCAGGGTTGTACCCGTCGCGGGTGATGTTGCCAACAGACATGTTTACACGATTGGCAGCGGTCGGCTCTTTCTGAGTACCGTTGCCCAGAGCGACCTTGCCGCCCTTCATCGTGTGGGGCTCGGCGT